TTGACATATAAATTTAAGTGAGGTATAATTGTTACATGATAAACCCCTATAGTCTAGTGGAAAGGCAACGGTCTTCTAAACCGTCATACGCTGGTTCAAATCCAGCTAGGGGTTCTAATTTTAATGAAAATGTAAAAAAAGAACTAGATAAGTGTTTATGTTTGTGTGCAAATTGCCACAGGGAAGAACATGCCATAACAAAAGGAATATTATAGCCCGAGGGTCGCAGGTTCGAATCCTGCCGAGGGTACTATAGATATAGGGGGATTGTTTTTTGGGGAAGAGGACAACGGTTATAAAATGCAAGGGATGCGAAACCATATACCATTATAAAGATTTTCAAACAATTGATGCGCATGCCATTTGTGGCTGTCAAAACATTGAAATACTTTGTGAAAAGCAAGAAAATAGCCGCCACGAATTTTTTATAATGGTTATCTATAGGAAAGAAAGACCAGATGTGTTTGAGGCAGATGAGCGCCGCCTGCGTAGGCGCGCCCCATTTAAATAAAAAATATTTACTATGCTAAAACACCCTTAAAGGACTAATTATAATTATGAAATTAACTAAATCAAAACTTAAACAAATTATTAAGGAAGAACTCTCAAATGTATTAAAAGAGGGCGACGCGATGGGTCATCATGAAGCGCCTCCTCCAAACCGGTTTGAACTAGAATACAATCAACTTAAGGCCGAGCTTCAAAAAGAGTGGGAAGAAAACGATCAACAAGTCTCCGGAACTTGGCAATCTCCTGAAAAAATTACAGCTTCAGTTATACAGTATTCTAATATGGAAGATGAAGATCTGCATCACCTTGTGTCTGATGCTGTGGAAGAATATAATCAAACTCATGAAGATGAAATTCATATTGATATGGACGAGGTTTACGAAGAACTACATTCACAAGGCTACGCAGATTATCAAAGTCAACGAGAAGACGAAGCAACAAACCCCTGGTAAAATAAAAAAGATCAAGTTTTCTCTTGATCTCCTCCCTAAAGTCTGTTATTATATACATGATGAAAATTGGTGATTTAGTGACGGTTAAGCCTGCGAGAGGCGGCCTTTACTTTATAACAAATTTAAATGCCTCTGAGGGCTTCGGCCCCTTCTTGTTGCCGTTGCCGGATTGTGTAATGGTAACAGACATAGAAACAGGAATGGAATTGCCAATGGATAAGAAATGGGTGGAGATTATTAGTAAAGTAAGTTAAATTATGCCAGGGTAGCTCAGTGGAAGAGCGCTGCCCAGTAGGATACCTGATGTCTGCGTGACTATTATAACACGGAATTAATTAATCCGGTAGTACGGCGGCGATGCGGCTGCTCACGACTAATTGAGACAAAAGGTTGAAACGCTTGCAAGGGTTTGAGCGAGTGGATCTACGTTACGAGGTGGAGGTCGGTGGTTCGAATCCAACCCCTGGTACTAAAAGGAGATTTCAATGACACAAGAGTATATTGACGCAGTTATGGTATTTGTTTTAGTAGTTTTGTGGGTTATGCTCGTAAGAGAATCAAACCGTGAAGAATAAAATGGTTGACAAGCAAAGCAGAATAATATAAGATGTATGTGATGAATTGGCTGAATGGCGGAATTGGTAGACGCAAGGGACTTAAAATCCCTTGTCCGTATGGGCGTGAGGGTTCAAGTCCCTCTTCAGCTACTTATACTCTCGTAGCTCAGTTGGTAGAGCAAGCGGCTCATAACCGCCCGGTCGTAGGTTCGAGTCCTACCGGGAGTACTGCAAAAAAGGGGATTGTTTTTGGACTTTAATGAAAAAGCAGATTTTTCACAATTTGGAAAATCATTTCAAGAAAATTTATGTCAGTTAATATTATATGATCGAGCGTACGCTGATCAAATGAAGGAAATCTTAGATATTTCTTTCTTAGAGCTTACATATTTACAAGTATTTGTTGATCGAGTTTTTAAGTATAAGAGCAAATACGACATACACCCATCTATTGAGATCATGACCACAATTCTACGCACAGAAGTCACTAACGAAAATGAAGTAGTTCAAAAACAAATACGTGATTTCTTTGCGAGAATGCTTCGAACAGAAGTGCAAGATAAAGAGTACATTAAAGAAACTTCTATTGATTTTTGTCGAAAACAAGTACTTAAAGGCGCCATTTTACAATCTGTTCCGCTCTTACAGCGCTCTTCATTCGAAGATGTGCAAAAGCTAATTAACGATGCCATGAAACTTGGCTTGGATAATGATTATGGCTATGATTATGTGAAGGACTTTGAAAAAAGATTTGAAATAGTTTGCCGCCAGCCAATTACAACCGGTTGGAAAATAGTTGATGGTTTGTGCGGCGGCGGTTTAGGCCGCGGAGAACTTGGAGTTGTAATCGCTCCTACCGGCGCCGGTAAGTCAATGGCATTAGTGCATTTAGGCGCAAAGGCGCTACAAGAAGGAAAAACTGTAGTTCAATATACTTTAGAACTACAAGACACAGTTATTGCTTCTCGATATGATAGTTGTATTACTGGTATTCCTTTGACTGAGGTTTTTTCTAAAAGAGAAGAGATCCTTGAACAAGTTCAAGAATTAGAGGGACAATTAATTATTAAAGAATATCCAACGAAAGTAGCCACAACAGACACAATTTCTAATCATTTGAAGAAGTTGCAGGAGCGTGGAAAAAAGATTGGTTTAATCATTGTTGATTATGCTGATTTATTACGATCAAAACACAAAAATTATGAGAAAAGACATGAATTGGAATCTATTTATGAAGACCTCCGAGGAATTGCTCAAGAGTTTGCATGTCCACTCTGGACAGCTTCTCAGACCAATAGATCGGGATTGAATGCAGAGGTCGTTACAATGGAGGCGATATCTGAAGCGTTTAATAAGTGTTTTGTGGCAGACTTCATATTTTCAATTTCTAGAAACATTGAACACAAAAACACAAATGGAGGAAGGATGTTTATTGCAAAAAATAGAAATGGACCTGATGGGATGGTCTATCCTATATTCATGGACACAAGAAATGTAAAAATAGATGTTCTGCCTCATGTTGAGAACTACGAAGAGATTAAAAGCAACGCTCTTAAAAAACAAGAAAACAAACTTAAAGAAAAATATAAGAAATTCAGACAAAAGAGGTAATAATGCACAGCAACGCTAACGAAGCAAAAGAAAAGACATTAGAATATTTTAACGGGGACGAACTGGCTGCAAACGTCTTTCTCACAAAGTACGCACTAAAAGATAAAAAAGGCAGCATATTAGAAGAAACTCCAGATGAAATGCACAAGCGCATGGCAAAAGAATTTGCTAGGATTGAAAAGAAATATGAAAAAGAGGCTCTTTCTTACGAAGAAATTTACGGCCTATTAAAAGACTTCAAGCAAATAGTTCCACAAGGGTCTCCAATGATGGGTATTGGAAATGACTTTGTTAGTGTTTCTTTATCTAACTGTGTGGTGGTTGAATCCCCAAACGACAGCATGTCTTCCATTATAGACGCAGGCAAAGATCTAGCAAATCTTTTTAAGCGAAGGTGCGGCGTGGGCTTGGACATATCAGAGTTAAGACCAGAAAACACTCCGGTCAACAATTCAGCAGGAACAACAACTGGAGCTTGGTCCTTTGCTGATTTTTATTCTTACGTTTGTCGCATGGTGGGTCAAAACGGTAGGCGCGGCGCCCTTATGATCACGATGGACGTGAGACATCCGGACATTGAACAGTTTATAACAATGAAACACAACCTGACTAAAGTTACAGGAGCAAACGTATCAGTAAAAATAACTGATGACTTTATGAGGGCGGTCGAAGGCGATGAAGATTTTGACTTATGTTTTCCAATAGGCGCCTCAGAGCCAACAAAGATAAAAACAGTGAAGGCTAAAGAATTGTGGAATTTAATCGTTGATTCCGCTACAAAAACGGCTGAACCCGGCATCTTAATGTGGGATAACATAACTAAATATTTACCGGCAGAATCATACGCAGAGGACGGGTTTAAAACTGTCTGTACCAACCCTTGCTCCGAAATTCCTTTGTCCGCTTATGATAGTTGCAGGCTCATTTCTATTAATTTAAAACACTTTGTAGAGAACAAGTTTACAAAAAATGCTTACTTCAATCTTGAGCAATTTAAGAACGTTGTGAGATCTGGAATGAGATTGTCAGACGACTTGGTGGAGCTTGAGTTAGAAAAACTTGAAAAGATCATTGAAGTGGCTGACACGCCAGATGAAAAGGCTTTGTGGGAGAAGCTCTATATTGCCTGCAAAAAAGGACGTCGCACGGGCCTGGGTACACATGGGCTAGCAGATGCAATTGCATGTCTTAATTTAGCTTACGATTCTAAAAAAGCCCTAAAAGTTATTGATAGTATATACGGCGCCCTGAAAAACACCGCATACAGAGAAAGCTGTGCACTTGCGCGAGAACGCGGCGCCTTTGAAATATTTGATTGGGAAAAGGAAAAGAATAACCTTTTCATAAAAAGCTTGGCCCCCGCTTTGCAGGAGTTGATGGAAAAACACGGAAGAAGGAACATTTCAATATTAACAAACGCTCCAACCGGATCTGTTTCGATAATGTCTCAGACAAGTTCTGGTTTAGAGCCAGTGTTCCGCAATTCATACATTAGGCGCAGAAAGCTGAGTCACAATGAAGAAGGCGTTGAAGCTGATTTTGTAGATGAGCTAGGGGACAGGTGGTTAGAATATGAAGTTTATCATCATAATATAAAAGACTGGATGGAACTCAACAAGGGCGCTACTCCTGATTTTTTTGTTACGAGCGATCAAATCAGCTGGAAAAAGCGAGTTGAAATTCAGGCCGTTATACAAAAACACATTGATCACGCCATAAGCTCAACAATCAATTTGCCAAAAGATACACCAACGGAAACGGTCGCGGACCTTTACATGAAAGGGTGGAAACTTGGTCTTAAAGGGATTACAGTTTATGTCGACGGCTCGCGCTCTGGTGTTTTGCTAACGAAAGAAGACATGTCGAAAGAAGCATTTCCTCAGAATGGGGCCCCAAAAAGACCTGAGAGGATATCGTGTGATATTCACCACACCACTATAAAGGGAGAGAGATGGACAATATTGGTTGGACTTTATGACGATAAACCATACGAGGTTTTGGGTGGGTTGTCGAATTACATAGAGATTCCCAAAAAATATGTAAGTGGTAAAATGATCAAACACCACTTTAAAACAAAGAACAATCGATATGACCTGAAGTTTGGCGAGAATGGAAACGAGATTATAATAAAAGACATTGTGGCGGTTTTCGATAACCCAAATAATTCTGCTTTTACACGAATGATTTCGCTGAGTTTGCGTCACGGAGCCCCACCTAGATTATTGGTGGAGCAACTTCTAAAGGATAGAGATCACGACATGTTTAGTTTCGCTCGTTGCATTGCTAGAATTCTTAAGAATTATATTTGTGACGGCGAAGAAGCACATTCTGACAAGGGTTGTTCAGAATGCGGAGAAGAGGGTTTAGTATATCAGGATGGTTGTGTTACATGCACCGGCTGCGGATATGCAAAATGTGGTTAAAATAACTTAACAAACAAGATATAATAAGATATAATAAAAAAAGGAGGATTTATGTCTGTTGAACTAAAACTATTTGAAAATAACAAGGATGAGGAAGTTACGAAGGAGCAATACACGATTAGCTATCTCAAATCAATGCTGGCTATCGAGCAAGCAATGGAGCCTTACAAGGAACAAAAAAAGGAATTGCGAAAAGAGTATATGGATAATGGGTGGCTAACGCGCCAAGATATTTGGAGCGCAGTAAAAGCTCTTCGTTTGTATGAACAGGATGCCGATATGGATGATTTGAATGATATGTTTGATACCATCGAAAGACAGTTCGGGGTAAAAAGTGACCTTTAAACCAGTTAATCGTTATATATGGGTAGAGCACGTTGAAGAGAGTGTCACTGAAGAAGCCAAACCAACAATATTGGTCCCGGCCGATTATAACGTACCGGTAAGTCCATATGGAGTTTGCAAAATTCTTAAAGTGGCTGAAGATTGTGGAAAGTTTTCCGCTCAGGATGAAGAAAAAACTGCCATAGTGAACTTTTCAATGGTCGAAGACGTTAAATTTGATGGAAATATATACCATCTAATATCAGAAAACCACATTTATGCTATTGTGGAATAAAGGAAAAAGAAAATGAGTAATTATGTATTAAGAAAGGGCGATGAAGGCCAAGAAGTTATTGTTAACAATTCAATGGTTGAAGAAATTAAAGTTCATGAAGGAACACACTACTTACTTTTAGAGAATTATGTCTATGGTTTAACTCACCAAGGAGACTAGGCATGGAAAAACTAATCGAGAGCTGGCGAAAATTTCTTGCCGAATCAAAAGAAGAAGTTATAGCTGATAAGATAAAAGAAGTTAAATTTAATTCAATTCTTGCGCTGTCTGTTTTCAGGGACGAGGGAGCTTTAACCGAGGCACCCACCACGGCGCTTGAGTATGAAATAAGTTTAGCTGAAACCCCAAATGAAGAAGTTGTAAAAGGGTTTCACGAATCATTATATAGCGGAGGTCGAACCGGATTTTTATCTCCTTATTCTTTTGACGAATTGAGAGTGATGGATTTATATAAGTTAAGAGGCCACAATGCGGGATTTGCTATTAAAGATGGCGATGATATTGTTAGTGTGCACAATAATTCTAATTTATCCGGACTGGCAAATGAATTCATGAGAAAAGCAAAAGAAGTTGGCGGCGCAAGACTGGATCATTTTGATGGCTTTCTAAGTGGTCTGTACAGAAAGCACGGGTTCACAGATGTGTACGAAATTTATCAATGGGATGAACAATACGCTCCAGAAGAATGGAGTTTTGAAAAAATAGATATCATGAACCCGTTGACTAGCGTGTATGCAGAGGCTCTAGGCTTGCTCACCCATGAGGATCCAAGCGCCTTACCAAATGAATCAGTAGAAGTTGAGGCCGAAGACGACTTAAAGCTTGACATTAATCCAAATTTAAAATACAATAGTTACAGATATGGCCGCCCCGATGTGATCATGAGAAGGCTAGCTTAAATTTGGAGGTTTAATGTACAAAGTACACGATGGGTGTTTCTTTAAGATAGAGGAAATAGTTGCAGTTTGGTCCGAAAAATACAGCGATCCGAAACTGGATCAAGAATGTTATTTGGTAAGAGTGTTTTTTAAAAACAATTCTACAATTTTAACGATTGCAAACTTTCCTTCAAAGGAAAAGGCGGATGATTTGATTCGCAAAATTAGTAAAACAAGATAAAAAACAACAGGAGAAATTAGATGAGTTATATACTAAGGAAGGGCGATGAAGGCCAAGAGGTGAAAAGGCTACAAAATTGTCTCTCCGTCTCGCCAGATGGAAAATTTGGACCAAAAACAGAAAAAGCAGTTAAAGAATATCAGACCCAAAACAAATTAACAGTTGATGGTGTCGTAGGACCCCAGACACTAAAGAGTTTGGGAATTGATGTGCTGCACGGTATCGACGTTAGCGCTTGGAATGGGAGAAATATTGACTGGAAAGAGGTTAGTAAAACAAACGTTAAGTTTTGTTGGATTAAAGTCACAGAAGGCCAAACGCATGTTAATGGTGGACATGCTGCTAAATTTGAAGGAGCTAGAGATGCTGGCTTGATTGTTGGTGGATATCATTTTGGACGACCAGATTATAATAAATATGATAACCCCTACACAGATGCGGAAAAAGAAGCCCATCACTTTTTAAAGCACCTTAAAAAGGTCGGCGCACACTCTGGTGACCTATTGCCGGTGTTGGACGTTGAGGCTGGAATGAAAACCGACGATCAGTACAACGTGGATTGGGCTTTAAAGTGGCTTGACGTAGTAGAAGAGGAGTTGGGTGTTAAATCGGTAATATATACCGCAAAGTGGGCCTGGAGCCTTTATTTATACAAAGCAAATAAAGACGACCTTAAAAGACTGACAACGGAATATCCAGTTTGGTATGCGCGCTATAAACGCAAGAAACATCTCGTAGGACCAGAGGATAAGCTTAAGGGCTGGAAAGAGTGGGATGTGTGGCAATATACTGGTCATGGCACGTGCCCGGGCCTTAAAGGCCGATGCGATTTAAATTGGATGGCTGGAAATCAGTTAAAAAACTTGACAATTCCATAAAAAGAAGTATAATAATAAAAGGAGATTAAAAAATGCCATTAGCAGAATTATTGTGCCTCTCTATGCTTACTTTGAACATAGGAGGCTCGTACGAAAAAGCATCATTTGCTTGCCAGCAGGCGGATTTGATTGTAGAGCAGTCCGCAAAATACAAAATAAAACCAGAAATTATCATAGCGATTATTCACCACGAAAGCCGATTTAATCACAAATTAGTCGGCAAATCAAAGGAGTGTGGGTTGATGCAGATTATACCGAAATACACCGGCAATAAAAAAACCGGCGTACGCAAGTTAAATTGTAATCAATTGCTTGATGCCAAGACAAACATCACAGCTGGAATACAATACTTTAATTATTGGCTTCGTAAATATGCCAAGGGCAACTATAAGACAGCTCTTTGTGCATATAACAATAAAGGACAGGCTGCCAACAAAAAGGGCCTTAGTTATGCAAAAAAGATTTTACGCACTGCGAAAAATATCAAAAGAACAATGCGTGAAATTAAAGAAGATGGATGTTAACTGACAGGCTGGTGGTTATAGGCGGCAGCCTAAGTGCCCTGCTGTTTTCACACAAAAACAATCTACCCTTAATAATTAATCACCCAAACATACCACACCGGTTTCAGAAAATAAACTCTCTCAACATGGCTAGCCTGTGGAAAAAACTATACTTTTCTTTGTCTCTGTCCGGCTTAAACCTCATGGGAGACCAGACAGAGAATCTTCGCTTGGGAGATGGAGAACTTTTAGCAATTACCAAAAATCTCAAACACTTTAACTTTAAATTTACTGAAGCTTATGTGTTTTGCGACAAAAACATTAACGGTCTAGACAAGCCATTGAAAAAGGAAAACAACTATGATGTGTTTGATTGGATGATTGCAAAACCCTGTGAAAAACACGACATTGAACACCTAACGTCATCTGGACCATTGGCCATGGACGTGTATTTTTATCCAACAGAAAGAATGTATGGAATGCACAAAGACCAAAAAGATTTATTAGCAGTGTCTAGTCTTAAGGAAAAGCAATTAACAGATTTTGAATATTCAGACACCCATACAAGATATAAAGTTTTAAAAATGATGTCCGAAGCAGGAATAAAGGGCAAGAAAAACGGCATATCATCTCGTGGTCAAGTTAATTATTTATTAAACCTGGAAGTGCAAAAAAGAGAAATTAAAAAGAGCAAAATGGACTCTTATAAAGACACTCAGTTTCTTAAGTTTAGATACGACTCTGTTGAATCTTTGCTGGGCGATAAAGATAACTGTCATAAATATAGTTTAAAAATAAATAAGTATTTAAATGGAAAACAAAGCATTTATTAACAACAAGTCATTTCACTTGGCCGGAATTGTTCCAATCGCCGGTCAACCGTTGGATTATAACTTTCCATGGCATGATAGTTTGCAGCCAATTGGAAAAGATTTTCTAGCAGCAGAGCGCGCCGTATGGGAGTGTGCATGCGCAGGTTGTGAGACGATATGGATTGTCTGTCATGATGATATGCAGCCTTTAATAAAATATAGGCTAGGCGATTACGTATACGATCCAACACGAAGCGCAGAAAGAGGCAGTCAAAGAATAATACCCTTGCACTTCGTTCCAATTCACCCAAACGACAGAGACAAAAGAGATTGTTTGGGCTGGAGTGTGCTTTATGGCGCACTCACTGCATATTGGCTAAGTAGAACCATAAGCCAATGGGTCCAGCCAGACAGATATTATGTTTCTTTTCCATACGGCGTTTACAAACCAGAGCTGGTGATTCCATATCGAACTAAAATATCGAGCAATGAGCCTTTTTGTGTCTCCTACGATAAAAAAACTGTCAAGGATAACGAGTATCTAGGGTTTACTTTTGACGGAGAAGACTTTAAAGAATGTCGAAGGGTAATTAGAAAAGAAGGAACGGGCCAATTCCTGAGCAGTGACATGCACAAACGGATGCCAATAGAAGAAAGATGGTCGGCAAGACATTTTAAACTTGACAAAATATTTGAACATGTTAATATGAATGAAGCTAACATATTATGTACCCCATGGTATTATAATATTGATAGTTGGGATGGGTTATGCGAATTTCTTGGAACAAAAAACAGAAAAGAACTTGACAGACCTAGCCATAAGATGTTAGGATATCATGAGTGGAATTTAATTGGAGACGAAATTGAGTAAAAGTAAAATACCCTTTGTTGGTTTACACGCGCATAGCGTAGCGGGATCGCCCTTTGACGGCCTCGGATATCCGCAAGAACATATGGACTATGCCTATGAAAACGGATCAGACGCACTGGCCTTAACTGATCACGGAAATATGAACGGAATGGCCTATCAGGTTATTCATGCTAAACAAATGCAAAAAGAAGGCAAAAACTTCAAGCCAATATTTGGAGTTGAGGCGTACTTTCTACCTAGTTTAAATGAGTGGAAGAGGGAATATGAGGAAGCAAAGGCCGATAAGAAAAACAAAATTAAAGACAAAGCGCAGCTTGGCACCACTATTGAAGACGAAGACGCCTCCAAGAAAGAGGTGAAGAACATACTTAATCGCCGTCGCCATCTCATTCTTTTGGCACAAAATCAAGTTGGCCTAAATAATATCTTTAAGATGGTTTCAACATCTTTTTCCAAAGAAAACTTTTATAGATTTCCTAGGATTGATTATGCACTACTCAAAAAGCACAATGAAGGCGTAATCGCCGCATCTGCTTGTCTGGGCGGTGTATATGCTGGGAATTATTGGGAAAACAAAGATAACGGCGAAGATGCTGTCATTGAGGCGATGCGAGAAACCACTCGTAAAATGCTGGATATCTTTGGAGATCGTTGGTATGGAGAGCTTCAATGGAATAATATTCCAGAACAACACCGGCTAAACAAATACATCATACAGCTTCATTATGAATTTGGCATACCGCTGATATCCACTGCGGATAGTCACTATCCCAACCCAACCGCTTGGAAAGATAGAGAACTTTATAGGAAACTTGGGTGGCTTGGAAAAAGCGCTCCTTCGTGGGCAACATCAGAGTTACCGGCTGGAGTAGAGGAAATTGGATATGAGTTATACCCTAAAAATGGCGATCAAATGTGGGAGTCATATAAGCTTTATTCTGAAAAGTGTGGCGTAGAATACGATGATGATCTAGTTCGACAATCAATAGAGAACACACATCACATTGCTCACAACAGAATTGAAAGCTTTCTACCAGACAATGAAGTGAGGCTTCCGGAGTTTGTAGTTCCTGCTGGCACAACAGCCACACAAACTTTAACAAGATTGTGTGCAGATCAGTTGCGCGCAAAAAACCTTTATAGTAAAGAATATGCGTCTCGCCTGCAAGAAGAGTTAGAGGTCATTAGCGACAGAGGGTTTAGTAAGTATTTTCTTACCATGAATGCAATTGCAGCAAAAGCAAACGAAGGTCAATTAACTGGCCCCGGACGAGGTTCTGCTGCAGGCTCTCTAGTTGCGTATGTACTTGGAATCACACAGGTTGATCCAATTAAGTACAATCTTCTGTTCTCTCGTTTCTTGCGTAGAGACGCTAAGGACTATCCGGATATTGATTACGACGTCTCAGATCCAATGGAACTAAAAGAGACACTAATGGACGATTGGGGGCATAATACTGTTGTTCCCATCTCAAACTTCAACACTCTACAACTTCGCTCTTTGATTAAAGACATCTCAAAGTTGTACGAGATTCCCTTTACAGAGGTTAACGCTGTTACATCGAAGATGCTAAACGAAGCAACGCCTCTAGCAAAACGAAAACATGGAATAAAAGCAGGGGTTTACGTGCCCACCTTCGAAGAGGTTATGGAGTTTTCCGATTCCTTGAAGAGGTTTTTGCAGAAGTATCCGAACGTTGCAAATCATGTTAACGTTTTATATGGTCAGGTACGCTCTGTTTCTAGACATGCTGGCGGTGTTGTTGTTGGGGAAGATCTGGATCAGCACATGCCACTAATTAATAGTGGTGGGGTAACTCAGACTCCATGGTCGGAAGGTCAAAACGTAAGACACCTTGAGCCGATGGGCTTTATTAAGTTCGATATTCTTGGCTTATCAACCCTCAAGATGATTGAGGGCGCCATTGGGCACATTCTTAAGAGGCATCATGGAATTGAAGAGCCGACGTTTGGTCAAGTTCAAGAGTATTACAATGAGAACTTACACCCAGACACAATCGATCTTACTGATAGTAATGTGTATGAAAACGTTTTTCACAAGGGAAAGTGGGCTGGTATATTTCAGTTTACTGAGGCAGGTGCGCAAAAGTTTTGCACTAAAGCAAAACCCAACAATATCATTAACATTGCCGCTATCACATCTATATATCGACCGGGCCCGTTGAGTGCAAATGTACACGAGAGTTTTGTTGAGGCAAAAGAGAACCCAGATGATGTTAAGTACACTAATGAAATCGTTGAAGAGGTTACAAAAGAAACATATGGGTTCTTAATCTTTCAGGAACAAATTGCTCTACTGGCGCACAAACTTGGTAAAGATATTAGTTTGGATGAAGGGAATAAACTTCGCAAGCTTCTGACCAAGAAAGGCACAGGCAAAGTTAGCAAAGAGAAAAGAGAGATTCACGACAAGTTTATTCAAGGCTGTTGCGAAAAGGGAATGACAGCCAAACAAGGGGAAGCCCTTTGGCAGAAGTTCGAATTCTTCTCGGGGTATGGATTTAATAAGTCGCATGCCGTTTCTTATTCTATCATCTCATATCAGTGTGCGTGGTTGTTTAATTACTACCCCGCAGAATGGATGGCCGCCTTTTTAGATAAGGAGCCAGAGAGCAGAAAAGAAAAGGCGATTAATCTTGCGAAGAGGTTCGGTTTTAAGATTCAGCAAATAGATGTTAACAAGTCGGGCTCAGTGTGGGAAATTGCAGCAGACAACAAGACCCTGATTCAGCCATTAACTTCCTTGAAGGGCTTGGGAGACAAAGCAATTGAACAGGTTGTTAACAATAGGCCATTTAATACTGCCGAAGATTTCTTGTTTAGTGAAAACATTTTGTATTCCAAGTTGAACAAGAAGGCTCTGGATGCATTGGCGCGCTCCGGAGCACTTGATTCTTTAGTTGATGAAAGATTTACTGGTCTTAAGCATTTTTGGTCAGCAGCGGTGGTCCAGAGACCTAAGAATGTGAAAAAGTTCTTAGAGAACATAGAGTTATACCGGCCGGAAGGCGAGTTTACCGACGAAGAAACAATTGAGAATCTAACATCCTTAACGGGAATATTCCCAATGAATTTGGTGTTGGATGATTCGGTTCTTAAACAATTAAATGACTATTGTGTTCCAGCACTAGGAGAGTGGGACAACGATTTAGGCGTGGCGTGGTTTATTCCAAGAGAGGTTGTACAAAAGAAAACTAAAAATGGAAAACTGTATTGGATTGTAAAAACCATTGACAATACTTCAAAGTCACACAGTATTAAATGCTGGGGGGTAGATCCCAATCGCGATGTTATTCACATTAATCACCCCTACATGAGTAAGTTGGATTACGATGAACAATGGGGGTTTAGTACGAGATCGATTAGATATAATTTTAGAATGTTAGGGTAGAAAATTGGGAAGAAAGAGAAAAACGACAGAACAATTCATCAAACAGGCGCGCAAAGCCCACGGCGACAAATATGATTATTCAAAGGTGGTTTATAAGTCCTATGATTATAAAGTTTGTATAATTTGTCCTAAACATGGTGATTTTTGGCAGGTCCCTAATGGGCACACGCGTAAAAAACGCTCGAAACGCCGCGGCCTTAGTGGTTGTGCAAAATGCGGTATAGAATCCGCCGGTTTGAAACGCAGACTAACTGCAGAAAACTTTATAGAAAAAGCAAAGAAGGTTCATGGTGATAAATATGATTATTCAAAGGTGGTTTATAAAGGCAATCGATTCAAGATCTGTATAACTTGTCGCGACCATGGCGAATTTTGGCAGAACGCAGCCAATCATCTTACCGGCTATGGCTGTCCGCCCTGCGGCACACTTCGGCGCGCACAGAAGACAACAAAAACATCAGAACAGTTTATAGAAGACGCTAGAAAGGTTCATGGCGATAAATATAATTATGACAAGTCAATCTATAAGGGTTGTTTTGAAGACATTTGTGTGACGTGTCTAAAACATGGAGACTTTTTGCAAGCTGCAAATACCCACCTTAAGGGTAGCGGTTGCAACGATTGTTGGCTAGAGGATAACATTAAAGCCCAAATAAAAAACAGAAAAACAACAGAAAAATTTATAGAAGAAGCAAAAAAGACTCATGGCGATAAGTATACTTACGAGGATACAAATTATACAACTGCGCTTAAAAAAGTTTGCATAACTTGTCCTACTCACGGTGGCTTTTGGCAGCTACCAGGCAATCATCTTAAAAATGGCTGCGCACAGTGCGGCGAACAAAGAAACATTTCAGAAAGTAATGTGAGGGTTGTACTAGAGGAGGTGTTTGGCATTAAACTTCCTAGTAGCTATCCATCATGGTTAATAAACCCAAAAACTGATAAAAAACTGCAGTTGGACGGCTATAACGAACAACATAAAATAGCTTTTGAATTTCAAGGCATACAACATTATGAACCAGTAAAAAACTGGGGCGGCGAAGAACGGTTGCTAACAATGAGGTATCGCGACAAAATAAAAAACAATCTTTGTTTGCAAAATGATGTAATTCTTGTTAGAATAGATGGTAGGAAAATACCAAGAAAATATAGAAAAAGCAAGGACCAACTTAAACCTTATATACTAGAGCAACTAAATGGTTTATACAAACACCAGAAACGAGAAATTTTACAAAGACTAAAGGAGCAAAATGAACTTAAAAACATATAAAATAAGAAAAGAAGCCAAGCTCCCAACAAGAGCTTACGAGACTGATGCCGGGATGGATTTATATTACTGTCCCAACGGGGATAAGAAGCTGTATGACGAAGATATGAGCTTTCACATACCCCCTAGAGAATCAAGGCTGTTATCAACAGGAATAAAAATGGAGGTGCCCTATGGACATATGTTGGAAATTAAAAATAAATCAGGAATTGCTTTCAAAAGACAACTTTTGGTTGGGGCTTGTGTTGTGGATCCTGGCTATGACGGAGAAATATATGTAAACCTGCATAATGTCGGCACTGAAACTCAAGTGCTCAAGCCGGGCGACAAATTGGCACAAGCTGTTCTCGTACCAATCGTCCACTGTGGAATAGAAGAAGTGAGCAGTGATAATATTTTAAACTTTAACTCTGAGCGCGCCAGCGGCGCCTTTGGTTCAACGGGAGAAAGATAATGAACGAAAAAACAACAGATATTATGTTTTCATCTAATAGTGTAGAGTGGGATACTCCACAATTATTTTATGACAAGTTAGATGAAAAGTATAATTTTACTTTAGATCCTTGCGCTACAAAAAACAGCGCAAAGTGCTGGAAGTATTTTACAAAAGAAGACGACGGCCTGTCACAAGACTGGTCCGGCCACACGGTTTTTATGAATCCTCCGTACGGAAGGGGAATATCAAAGTGGATTGAGAAGGCCTACACAGAATCAAAAAAGCCAAATACAAAGGTTGTTTGCCTTATTCCTTCTAGAACGGATACAAAATACTGGCACAAATATTGTATGAAAGCCGATTTCATTTACTTTATAAAGGGAAGGTTGCAGTTTCAAAATAAGCTTTCTTCGGGAAGTAATTCAGCACCCTTTCCCTCTGCAGTAGTAGTTTTTGGTGGAGAGAACATCAACAGATCAATGCTGAACGAGTCAGCAATAGTATTTTCATTGGAGAAATAAAATGTCATCATTAGAAAGAAAGTTCAAAAGAGCAAATAACAAAAAGTCAAAAAAGAAAGCAGAAAAGGAACTGGCCAAAAGAGTAGATTTGTTTGGCAAACTTCCGGAAAATTGCTTGACTTGTGAGAAAGAGTTTGATAAAAAGAACAAGGAACATGTTTCAACATGGAACGTAATTGTTCGTGAAGAAGAAGAGATTGTTAGATTATATTGCCCAGACTGTTGGACGAAGGCAGTCGGCATATTAAATGATTTTGCAGAACACTTAAAAAATAAACTATCAGGAGAGGAGGAAATAAGTGGCATCGAAGAACAAACCGAAAACACACGAAACGAAAAAGAAGAAGACTAGCATTGGTAGTTCAAAGTTTACCAAAAAATATAGCAAAGGCGGCGGCACTGGCGGCAGCACTCCGAGCAAACTATACAAGAAAAAGTATAGAGGACAGGGGAGAAAAAGATGAACGACAATGTTAACCACCCAAAACACTATACAATTAATTGGAAAGGCAATAAAGCCATAGAAACTTATGATTATATCAAGTCCTGGGAGATGGGGTATGCTGAAAGCAACGTTGTTAAATATGTTACGCGGCACCCCTATAAAGGAAAGTCCCTACAGGACTTGAAGAAAGCGCGCTGGTTTCTAGATAGATTAATAGAAGAAGCGGAGGACAAATGAAGTCTGGTGATCTCATTAAACATAAGCGTTCCGATGCTGTTGGGATAATTGTTAAAATCTCCACACAGCAAAAAGAAAAGCTAGCTACTGTGTTTTTTGCTGACAGTAAGAAGCCAAGCAGCGCGCCCCTAAAAATATTAGAAGAAAACTGGGAGGTTGTAAAGTGATAGATAAAAAAGAGGCTCTAACTTATGATGATGTTTTGTTGATACCTCAGTACTCAGATATTAAAAGCAGAAAAGAGATTGATATTGGAAACGATCTAGGTCAATCTTTGCATTTAAATTTACCAATTATATCTGCACCGATGGATACTGTGACCGAAAGCACAATGGCAATTGCCATGCATCACGCAGGAGGCTTAGGAATTATACATAGGTACAACCCAATCAAAAAACAGGCTTTCCTTGTCCGTGATGCCAGTGTTGAAGGAGGGTGTACAGTTGGTGCTGCAATCGGAGTGACTGACGATTTTGAAGAACGTGCATGTTCCTTGTATGATGCTGGGGCAAGGGTTCTTTGCGTTGATGTAGCTCATGGGCATCATGCTTTAGTAGAACGAGCGATCAAAACACTAAGAGATGTTTTTGGAGATGAGTTACACATTATGGCCGGAAATGTTGCAACGCCAGAAGGATACAGAGCACTATCTAATTGGGGAGCAGACAGCGTTAGGTGTAATGTTGGCGGTGGATCCATTTGCTCTACAAGAATTCAAACAGGGCACGGCATCCCCGGACTACAAACTATTATAGACTGTTCGCAGTATAAGGCAAAAAGAGCAAAGATTATTGCTGATGGGGGAATTAGAAGTTCCGGAGACATGGTTAAGGCAATTGCCGCAGGAGCAGATTTTGTTATGGTCGGTTCCCTTTTGGCTGGCACCGATCAGTCTCCGGGAGAGTTGATTAATAGCGTCTCTGGGTTAAAGAATAAAGTTTATAGAGGGATGGCCAGCAAAGAGGCTCAATTTGACTGGAAGGGCCAATATTCTTCAAACGAGGGAATATCAACTACGATTCCATATAAGGGAGATGTACAAAATGTGCTTGAAGATATGAAAAACGGAATCCGTTCGGGCTTGTCTTATTCTGGTTGCAGAGACATTGTTGAATTTCAATTAAATGCGATACTCATTAGACAAACTTCAGCTGGATTGGTTGAAAGCGGCACTCACATTTTAGGGAGTCGTTAGTGTCAGTTGAGTATGGGAAAACAAGAAAAAAGATTTGTTTTGACAGTCATGACAAGTTACATGCAGATTTAAAAATACGCTTACATTATGATGGCGTTAAAATAAGAGAGTTTTTTAATGGAATGGTTCAAGCTTATTTGGACAAAAACTCTCACATGATGTCTCTTGTTGAAGAAATAAAAGAGAACAAGAGCATTTCTAAAACTCGGCGGAAAAAAGTTAAACTTGCCAATCTTAAAGAAAAAGAAACAATTAACAAATTCGCCTTAAGTGAAGATGAGATAGAAAACATATTTGATATACTAGAAAAGGAGTTAGATAAATGATAAAATGTGCTGAATCGTGCTACTTAAAAAGTAGCAGTTGTAAAAATAAAGATTGTCGCCTTTGGCTAGATTATGACGAAGACTTAAATTGTACGATAATCGCTTCAAAAAAGAATCCAGAGATGACATATAAAGAGATTTCAAAAAGGCTAAACATTAGTATCGTGAGAGCAAAGCAGATTCATGATAAGGCCTTACAAAAATTGAAACAAATTGCTCTTTTCTAATTTGGAGAACTAATTACTTAAGAAATTAGAATCTTTTGTCTAAAAAGGAGAAGTTATTCATGAGCGACAAAGAAAAAACACTTTTAAATGAGACGACCGTACGTCGTTTTATGGATTTGGCAGGTACCAAGAAGTATACGGACAATTTTTTGACCGAAGGTAAGGCTGGCGACACTTCACGTAGTGACGTTGGCAACAAGGTGCCCAAGGGCTTTGTTAATGAAGAAGAGAACCTTGAAGAAGAGAACCTTGAAGAGCAATTTGGCGCTACTCCTGAAGAGGACGAATTGGCTCTTGATGCGGCACCAGACGAATTAGCTCTTGACGATCCTATGGCAGCAGAAGAATCTCCCGCAACTGCAGGTGCAGAAGAAGTTGCAACAGCAGTTGCTCAAGCAGTTGCAAATGCAGTGGCTGAGTACGGCGTTGATATGGATGTTTCTGGCGAAGGCGACGAAGAAGAGGCAATGGAACTTGGCCCTGAAGACGAACTTGGCCCTGAAGACGAACTTGGTCCTGATATGGGCATGCCCCCTCTCCCCAACGAGGAAGAGGCTGCAGCACTGCAGGAGGCTTTCATTCGCGAACTTACTGCCAGAGTAACCCACAGAGTACAATATGCTGCTCAACAGCGCGCTCAAAAAGAACAGATTGTTGAAACAGTGATGCGACGCGTCGCCAAAAGACTACAAAAGCCCACGAAGAAAGGGTAGAGGAAACAAAAATGTCAGAAAAACTTCTCAACGAGAGCACAATTAAACGCTTCATGAAATTGGCAAACTTGTCACCATTGTCAAATAACTTTTTGCAAGAGAAAAACGTTCCAATTGGTAAAAATCAGCCACTTAAAGGCGGCAGTTCCGGCAAACCAGAATCGGAAGAAACGAAAATGGATAGGAAGCTAGATGATACCAATCCAAAACACAGGGCATATATTGCTTCGGTAAAGGCTGGACATGCCGACATGCCGACAGGCAGGAGAAAGAAGGCTTGGGATGCATATTTCAGCGTAGAGAGCAATAGAAAGAAGTGGGAGAAGAATTTTAAGAACGAATCCGTTGAGCCGCTTGAAGAAGAAGAAGAAATTAAGAGGAAGGTCTTTACAAACACAGCGAGAAAGACAGCGCTTGACAAGGCCAAAGAGGCTAGCGGCGAACACGGCGAATCAACAGCGTATGGCAAGCCCAGTCACGTGGCAAAAACAAAGGTGGTGGGAATACAAGATCCGGAACAGCAAATGACCGTGCCCGTTGTTGACCCAATGCAAACCCGCGACTTACCTGATGCATCTGAAAACCTTCAAAGAGAATCTGTATTTAATTCAGATTATATCTTGCAAGAAACCTTAAAAAGAGTTATACTTAATCTTAAGGGTTCGAAATAAACTAATCAATCTAAACAGCGAACCCATAAGGAGGACTTATGTATGAATTGTTATGGTTTGTTGGCGGAGCATTGCTCTATAAATTTCTTTCCAAGCTACTAAAAGTATATCAAGCATTTATTTTATTCCAAGAGACTCAAATACAAACAATTGCAATGCTTGTTGCTGCAGCTGAAGATCTTAAGCATGCTATCGACGCCAAACAAAAAGCTTTAGAAAAAACAGATTTAACAGAAGAGGAGCTTAAAGATATCAAAAGCACTGATGCATCCGCGCTAATGCTTTGGAAAGAGATCAGTGTTAAGAAACTTATTATTCACACACCTAGTTATTTTAAAGGGCTCGTTCAATTTCAAACATGGAACGAGTGCGTGAATTATTTTAATTCAACCATCGAGAAAGGCTATAAAACAAGACACTGATAAAATGAGCAAAAAATTTACAATACCTATTTTAGCATGGCTTAAAAATGAACAGTGCATAACTTTTAATAAAAACATTATTCATGCCGAAAAGGCGTTTTTTATAAGTTCGGTTATAAAGTGGTGCATAAAAGAGAGGGAAAATAAGGAACTATCTGACTCTAGGGTAAACAAGTATCTTCGTTTAATTAAACAATATTTAAATGAAGATTTAGATCTCTATTGGGAAGGCGGCAAAATTGTAATAAGCCTTTCACAAGAAGAAGAACCAAACGACGACAACGACAAGGAAGAGTCTGGGAACTAAATGACAACAAGAAAAAACACGAGGACATACGAATGTTTACTTGGTTCGCAATACATCGTAATAAAAAATATGCAAAGGAGTACAACTGGGATCCTCGATGGCTTGGTGTCGAAGAAGTCAACGCAACCTTTGTCGCGAGAGTCAAAGAGCTTCAAAAACGATATGGGATCAAGCAAGACGGCCTCTGTCGCGACCTCACATATAAATTGCTTTTACTGGAACATTTAAACGACGTTAGGGACAAGAAATACTAATTATTATTATGGATATCAATAAATTACTTCAAAAATATAACAATCGTGAAAAGCCCATTTCTGAAAAAAAGGAAATAAGCTCAGAATCTTTCTTGAGCCTTATAGAGGGGCAACTCAATGTTTTAATCGAGCAACAAAAAAAGAATCATAGAACAAAGAAGCTTTTCGAAGAAGTGAAAGAAAAAACCATTAGGTTTCCAGCAATTAAGATATCTGAATTGTGGGGGCAAGTTGAAAATGGAGACAGAGAACTCATCGAAACTATTTTAAGCAATGTTGAAGGAAACACAGTAGAAGCAAAAATTAAAAGTGTCAATGCTTTCCTCGATCTCGAAGCTTACAGGCAAAGTGGAGATCAACATAAAATTGAGAAGATCTTGTCTAATCTTTTGTTTGCAGAGATCTTTGCTAGCATCATTACTGATTATAACGCCTCTGTTTCTGGCTTTCTGTTTGAGGCTTTTCTTGCCGCACTAATGGGTGGCACATCTATACAAGTTGACGATCCGGAAGCGGTCGGTGCAGCTGCCGGATCTTTGCCCATTGAAGACGTACAGCTAGCTGTCCGACTCGGAGATGAAGACGACAACAGAGAAATAGTCCCATATAGCCTTAAGGTTCTTTCGGACAAAGGAGAGGTTAAGGGTTCGTTTGTTAATCTAGTAGATTACTTCCTCGATCCTTCCGAAGAACGAAAAACAGATACAATTGTTTATTTAGTTGCCATCAAACGACATGTGAAGAGCGACGAAGACAAAAAGATCTGGACCGGAGTTTTAGACTTCTATGAGTTTACAATTCGAAGGGATAATTTCTTAGACTGGATTGGATATCAAGTGACACAGCCGGTAAAAGATTGGGTGCCATATGCTGCGCCGTATAGAATGAAGGTCGGAAAAAGCACCAAACTTCAAACTACAGATGGAGAACCAATTGAGCCGGGAACGGTGCTTGAAAAAGGTACGGAAGTATTAAGACTTGAAAAGGTTGGAACGGAAAAGGTTTTAGGAGGTTCAGGTAAGAAGCTATATTCTCCCGAGCAATATCAGACGGTTAGCGCCGCGCTGCAAGCAGATGAAATTGATAGAGAAGTGTTCAATACGCTACAAGACACTAAGGGATATGCGGGGAACGTGCAATGGAAAATTGCTGCTGGTAAATATCAAAGACCTGATTACTGGATTGGTAGTTTAAACCTTTCTACTGAAAAGTTGGTCGAGGCTGCAAATGAATATGCACAAGATTTAAATTCAGGATTGGTGCAAATATTCAACGCCCTATCAGATCTCACCAGCCAGATTAGTTTGTATTTTATGGGTGGTGGCGAAAAAGATGGCGTAAGTAGAAAAGCGCATGGCAAAAATGCTATTGAAAACGCCAAGATTCTAAAACATAACACAGAGGAGCTAATTGGTGACTGAACTGGCCACTGATTCGCTAATCAAACTTTACTACAACATAACACTAATGATCAAAGTAAAAGAAGAAATATATGACGATATTGTTTTACAAAACGAAGATATGTCGGAGGCAGATTTTAAGTTGATTGAGTCTGATTTAAATCAACTAGCAGAATGTAGGAAATCTCTCAAAGAAGTCATAAGCAAAAAGATAAAAGAAAAGGACGTCGAAGAAGAAATTGATCGTTTTATTATGTTAGATCCATATAGCCTCTTAATTAATCGTTCAAAAAATGTTATTCTTTCAGAGGATGATCGGCTAAATGGGTTATTTAACTTTACCGACAAAAAACAATATATAAACTAAAAAGAGGCAATAATGAGTAAACAATATGAATGCGGAGCATCTTTGCAACAGAAGGTGCTGAAAGGCGCTAACACGTTGGCCGACAATGTGGCGTCAACTTTAGGTCCTAGAGGCAGAAATGTCATTTTAGCCAGCAAAGGCAAAAGACCGGTAATTACAAAGGATGGTGTCACTGTTGCTAAGTTCATAGAACTAGAAGATCCGTTTGAAAACGTTGGTGCACAAATTATAAAACAAGCTGCAGCAAAAACCAATTTAGAGGCTGGTGACGGTACTACAACTTCAACTGTACTAGCCAGAGCGATACTAAACAAGGCCCAGAAATACATCACTTCTGGCGTTCCTCCGGTGGAACTCAAGAGAGGCATCGATAAGGCAGTGAAAGGGGTCACAGAGAGGCTCCTAGAGGCTTCTATGCCCATCAAATCCCAAGAAGATATCGCACACATTGCCACTGTTTCTGCTAACGGCGATGAGACCATTGGCAATCTAATAGCAACAGCCGTTGATCTGGCTGGAAAAGACGGAGCAATTACTATCGAAGAGGCCCGTTCAATAGAAACCAGCTTAGATGTTGTTGAAGGGTTTCGCTTTGATTCTGGATATATAGCAACGGCATTTATCACCGATGAAAAACGCGGCACGGTAAAATATGAAAATCCTTTAATCCTTGTAACGGACGAAAAGATTGATACAGTAGATGAGATGATGCCTGTGCTGGAATTGGTAGCGCGAGAGTCGCGACCTTTAATAATTGTCGCAGAAAATGTTGAAGGCCAAGCTTTAGCTGCATTGATTATGAACAGTACGCGCGGCACTCTAAGAGTTGCAGCGGTGAAAGCACCACGCTACGGAGAAGAGAGAAGAAATATACTTTCAGATTTGGCTATCTCTACTGGTGCCACTTTTATAACACGTTCGAACAATTTAAGATTGAAGGATGCTAAGTTGACTCACTTCGGCAGTGCCAATACCTTTGAAAGCGCTAAAAACTTTACAACAATAGTTGACGGCAAAGGCGATGCAGAAGAGATTGAAAAACAGATTGAGGCTCTTAAAGTTGAACTAGAACAAACAGAAGACATGCATCAAAGTGAGCGAATACAAGAAAGAATTACGCGACTAGCTAGTGGCATTGCAATTATAAGAGTGGGTGCGGCAACTGAAATCGAAATGATAGAAAAGAAGCATAGAATAGAAGATGCACTTGAAGCTGTCAACTCTGCCCGACAAGAAGGAATTATAATTGGAGGCGGCGTTGCGTTACTAAAAGCAACACAGAATTTAAACGTCGAAACTCAAAACGAAGAACAGGCGCACGGGGTTAAAATTATAGTTGAAGCGGTACAGGAGCCGCTGCGCCAAATGGCACTCAACGCAGAAAAGTCCCCAGATCTGATCGTCGCAACAGTGCTTAAGTCAAAAAAACACGAGGGGTGGAACTTCCTCACAAACAAGCTGGATGATCTATATGCTGTCGGAATTATTGACCCTGTTAAAGTAACTCGATGTGCTTTGCAAAATGCCGCGTCTGTATCCTCTACTTTAATTACCACTAACCATGCCATTGTTGAGGGCGACTAACTATTTATAAGTGTAACTGGGGGGGGTTATAATCTTATGGACGAAGAAGAAACCGCAGTGGCACTGACAGAAATGTCGGGGAAATTTGATCAATTGATTGACAAGATAGAAACAGTCAAGGAAAGACAAGAAGGCATGGCCGACGACATTTCCAAGATAAAAGAAGCTGTTTACCACCCAGACAAGGGGCTTTATTCAAGATTGCGGGAACTTGAGTCGTGGAAAGATACATCCTCTCGCCTCATTTGGATCATCATTACAAGCCTTATAGGTTTAACCTGTGCAACAATCTATAAAATTTTATTTTAAATAACTTTTCTTTTGTGATATTATATATTCAGTAAACAGAGAAGGAGTTGCCAACTATGCGAGTTAATATTGCGTATTCTATTGATCTAGATGATGTGCCAAATTTAGTGAAAGAATTATTAAAAGAGGTGGTGTTAGATTTTGCCGTTCTTGAGGATACCGTTGAGGGTGCAGTACTTTCAATTGAGCACGGTGGCCATGAAAAAATGAGCAAGGCACTCGACGATGCAAGAAAGAGAATGGCAAAAATGGATGCGCGCCTGTCGGAGTGCATAAATATGTACGGCGGCTATGTCGATGCCCTTAATGTGCCACCAGCGCAGCCAAGCTTAAAAACACCAGTGGAGAAAAATGAAACCACAGAAGGGTGATTTGGTATATGTCCCTGCGGAGTCGACATTGTTAAAATTTAACAAGGATGTTGACATTGACAACATTGATCCGCAGGAGACTTACATGGGACCAGCACCAGTGAGGTTTCTTAGGCTTGAAAAGCCCATCAACTTAATTGTCTTGGAAAGCCAACTAACGGATATTTATGTAAAAGTTTGGTATAACGGAGAAGAATGGCTTTTAAGGAAAAATGATGTCAAAAAGACAAAGGAAAAAATATGGTAAAATTAATAGAGATATGCGAAACAAAAGCTCTCACTTCAGGGCAAAAATATACTTTGCGAGAGGTTTATGTTAACCCTAAGCATGTTGTTGCACTGAGAGAAGAGTCTACATTTAAAAAGAAACTAGTGGAGGGGCTACTACCGGAGAATTTGGATGAGCGACAACAATTCACCCGCCTGACCTTAGATCGCGGTCAAGTTGGATTAGACTTGGTTGTTGTTGGTGGCCCGGGCCTAGTTGAAAGCAAGCTTAAGGATGCAGGAGAAAGACATGTACTCAGAGACTAAAAATCATTTTTTCTTATGGACGAAAGAAAGTTGTCCATATTGTGTGAGCGCAATTGAGCTTTTAGAAAAAAACAACATTCCGTTCACGGTGCACACTATTGATGAGAAACCAGAATTGCTGGTTGAGGTGCAAAAAAACGTTGGCGTTTCTTGGAAGACTGTGCCACTGATCTTAGAACAACAGGCTAGTGGCGAGAGAAAGTTTGTCGGCGGATACACGGATCTAAGAGAATACCTAGGAATCTCTGATGGTTGAATGTAGTTTGTTACCAATGAAGAAAGGTACAGCTTCCGGCCCAAAAAACGGCACAAAGTACGGCACTTATTTAAGGTGCTACTTTTGGGGTGTACCGGGCTTTGGTCAAAACAGGTGGGTTGTTGCTGTTAATATTGATGTTGATTACGACAAATATTTGGAAGAGGGAATGAAAGCGGAGGAACTAGTCTTTGAGTGCGTTAGGCACTTGAATACTCCGCTCAAAAGCAGATATGGAAAGCGCAGAAAACGACGACCTACATATGGTATATTTCAAGATAAACCCCACAAGTTTTCCCTTAAGGAATCAGAGAAGGGAAAGTACATTCAGGCATTTCTTGTTGTTGACTATCCAAAAAGCAGACACTTCTGGGGAGAGGGTGAAAAAATAGCCTCTGCAAAGAGAAGAAAAAGGGCAAAATGAGCAAGAAAACAAAATATCTTTTTTCAGTGGGCGAAGATTCTTATTTTAATTATTTGTCAAAAATAGAAGCTGACAAAACAAAACTTAAATATATGATTACTTCAGAAGGCAAACTTGAAGAAGATGTTTTTTCTGATTTTTGTGAATACTTTGCTTCGCTGCATATGTTTCAAGGTCTTTTAGAAGAGATAGAAGACACGTTCAACGAGGAAAAGAAACAGTTCTTTATGGATGAGACCCAGGCTCTTAAGTTTAATGTTTTCTTGGAGAGCATGGTTCTAGTGAAAGAACGTCTTTTGCATGACTATAATTTGTCCTTATCTTCTCATTGAAACTAATTAATAATATGAAGCTTCTATTTGAATCTTGGCGTAATCATTTAAATGTTTTAAACGAACAACTTCTCATTGAAGGTCGTTATGATGATGCCGCAAAGAAATATCCTGATGCAGTTGAGGAAACAATCGACGGCATGCCAATCTTAAAATACTTTTCAAAACACGATGCATCTGGCAATAATAAATATATTATGTGGATGGCGAGGCAATTTGCTGATGATATGGCCCGATGGAAACGGAACGGTTTAAGCGAAGAAAGTGATCCAGGTTGGCGGGAAAGCGTTGAACAGCGCGCCGATGACATTGCAACCGCAGTTAGAAAATACCATAGACTGCTGCCGTATGTTCGCGACGACGATGCAGAATACAAAGACATTTACAAGATAGAAAACAAACTTAAGTTGGATAGGGTTGTTTATAACGCACACCACAGAAAACAACGGAAAGAACAAGAAAAAGAACAAGCGAGACGCGAAAAGGCAATTGCACATCGAGACTCAGAAGTTCTCATAGACGATGATGACTTTATGATGGTGCGACCAACCAGCAAAGAAGCCTCTTGTTATTGGGGCAAAGGAACCCGATGGTGTATCTCGGCTGCCCAATCTCAAAATTACTTTGACTCCTACACGGGCGAAGGTAAAGCATTCTATTTCTTGTTTATGAAGAATAGAAAGAATTTTGCGCTTGAAGATTGGGAGCAGTATAAAAAAATTGCTCTGGTATATGAGCCGGAAGGTCATGGCTACGGCGGAAGTGGCTTTACGGAAGGATACGACGCATCAGACACTCCAATGGACGCAGATGAGGTTGCACAACAGATTGCCACTAATTTGGTGGGATATGCAACAGTCAATGCCTATGACGAGTACACTCGCTATGGCAGTTTAGAAGGGCAGTTCAAAGAAGACGAACCAGAGCATTACCTAGAACTTGTGAGAACCATGACAAATGATGGCTGGACAGAAGATGACGATCCCGAAGAGTGGTGGCAAGAGACGGTTACAAACAAGTGGTATGAGATAGAGGCAGCAGCATCTCAGCACTCATATGATAATCCCGCTGGGCCCCGATCAGAACAATTTGATGAGATTTATAAATCTGCAGAGTTGGAATACGCACATGTATCTTACGATGAATATGAGCCGGGGAGATGGTATTGGAATGCTAGTATGTCTTTTGATTTCAGCGACTTGGATTGGAAAGACGAAACAAATCTTGATGAACATGAACTTGATGACGCGATAAGAGAGGTGCTTGATACACATTATATTCACCCAGAAGATATAGAGATTTATGGCGATGATGTGAACCTCACAATTAATCCAAACGATTATGACGAGCAAACTGGACTAGAGGGCTTTCAAAACTTTGTTAACAACGTTTCTAACATGGATGAGAACTATGTTGAGGCTCGCGATACTCTGATCGAACTGTTTATGGACGAAGGAGTAATAGAGGCTTCATCGTTGACCCCTTATGGGCAACTTCGAGGAAAAGCAAAAGACAAAGAGTGGGAACATTTTAGAGTTGATTCTTCTGGAGGGTCAGTTCAATATCGTACTTCAATGCAGTTTACAATACCAGAGATTGCCAGTCTTGTACAAGATCTCACGCGAGGCTTAAAAAGTGACATGTCTGCAACGGGCGCTCCAGATACAGATTCAGAGTCTTATCGTGCAATCACAGGCTGGCAAGAGGAGATTAGAAACAACTTTGCGCCAAACGGCGCAAATAATGCGACTGCAACAAATATGCTACTTGATGAATTGAGCGGATTTTTCCGCGATGCACAAAACGCTGCCGCGGCACAGCTGAATTTGCCGGGGATTCCTGCTGCCGAAGTCAAACAAGTTGTAACGCCTGCTGCTGTGCGCTTTTATCCTTATTCGGTTCGGCTGGACGTGCCAAATCACAGCGTCGCTCTTGAGCTGGACATTACTGTTGGAAGAGATGTTAATGAGGCGCAACTTGAAGCGGTCGGTGAGTTCACTGAATATTTCGACGAGAACTATGAAGAACTCACTGAAATTGTACGAAAAACTGTTCTTGATGTATTGATGATGTCTGCAAAAACTGCCAAAGAAGCCTATGGTCTACAAGACACAGGGCCACTACAGGAGAAGAAACTCAAAGAATGCGGCCCAATGCCAAAGAAGAGAATTAGAATAAGAATAGGAAGGAACTAATTATAGTTATGAAGCTTACAAAAGATACATTAAGACAACTTGTGCTAGAAGAGCTAGAAGCTGCTGACAAGAAAGCTGCTGAACACGCAGAACTTCATCTAAAATCGGATGACACAGGCGCGTCAACGCTTAAGACGCGTGGTAAAAAAACGGATTGGAAAACCAACAAATCACCTTATGATAAATCGGCATTGGTCAGCGGAGAAATGGGGGTCTCGTACGACTCCAAAAAAGGAGAAAAAAGCTATTCAAGAACACATATTCGTACACCCGAAGCAGAAAAAGCTCTTCAAAATGAGCCTTGGGAAGTCTACGAGACCGACCCATCCGGAAAAACTTATCACGGTTATCAAGAACCAGAAACAACGATGCATCGAACTGCGGAAAGCTTAAACAAATCTCAACTTAAACAAATGATTGAAGAAGAGTTCGAACATGCGACTGCACAACATCAAGAACATGGCGAAGGGGTAATGGCAAAGCGCCAACTACTTCAAATTGGAGAGTACTCAAAGATGTTGATGGAAATGCTAGAAGATAACGACGAGCTTCCTAGTTGGGTACAAGCAAAACTCACAAAAGCAGCAGACTACATGGACACAGTATATCATTATATGAACGGGGAAAAGGTCTTGGGTGAAGGGGAACAAAGATTAGATGAAGAGTGACCAGACAATAAAGACGTGCAGGTCGCAGTCGTCAAAAAAGGATAATAAAAGACTCGTAACAGTTCAGACAGTATTGCTGATTGTTATGTTTGCCTTTGCGCTTTTGTTTCCTGTGTTTTCTGAGGCGTCCCCGCCTAAGAATCAAAAATCTAAATTCTACGATTTCAATGAACAATTGATAGATGGAGAAATTAGAAAACCCACAGCGCTTTATATGGATGCAAGACAGAGAGCCAAGTTTGAAAGACTGCTAAAACTTAAAAAGTCTTTCCTACCGGCATTATTTAAAACCAGTAAAAATAAAGTATTTAAGTAAATTTCCTAACAAAAACAACTTTTTGCGCAAAGCGATCCTATGTATTAATAGGTGCGTAAGTTTTTACACGCCTGTCCCCTATATAGGAGTTCGTATGTGTCTCGTAAAGTGAAAGCTAAATATGCTGTTCTAGTTATCTTACCATATCTTATACTTTACTTTTTAATTCAATCAGTTATAACCTCCGGACACAATTTATCAACCAGCTTAGATCTAGCAATTCCCTTTATACCAGAATTTATTTGGATATATCATACAATAATTCCTGTTTTTTTATTAACAACAATAATCCTAATTGAAAGGAAAGAAGTATTCTTTTCTGCTATGGCTGCCATTGGTCTGGTGTCACTTGTTATGTTAATTTTTTATATATTTTTTCCAGCACCCTATCCCCGTCAAGCGTTTGCCGATGTTTCGCTTTCAGATACGCTAGTAAAGCTTACACGAATGATCGATGGCGCAGGCAACACTTTTCCATCTGGCCATGTAACCTTTGCTTGGCTATTGGCCCTCTTTTCTGGCCTGTCGGCAATGGCCAAACGATTCCGATGGATTCAGCCTGCATATTTTATGTGGGCTTTTTTAATATCTGTTTCAACATTGGTGCTTAAACAGCATTTTATAGTTGATGTCGTTTTTGGTTTGGCACTGGCGCTGTTTGCTTATTATTTTGCAAAGCGTTATATATATGAAGTTATGAACTGACTAATTATATTATGGCCCCTGACTTTCCCGAAGAAGAGAGACTCAAACAAAAAAACAAAATAATCAACGAAGTGCTAAAAAACAAATATCAAGTTAAACTTAAATCGTTCTTGGTAAGAGAGGACTTTGAAAACAACAAATCAACAGTGATTTGTGTTGTTGGCTCTGGTTTTTCAGGCGATTTGGTAGATATTAGTTTGGAAGGTACGGGCACTGGTGCCATTGACGCATTATTTAAGATACTCTTAAAAGAATATTCTAAATATTTCCCCTCTCTGGGGCGAGTAAAACTCTATGATTTTTTAGTAAAGGTGAAGTTTCAGAGCAGTTCTCGTGATACCGCTGCGCCTGTCGAAGTTAAGGTCGCGATAGAGGGAATTAACAATAATAACAAACTATATTTTAAAGAAACTTCTGATTCTCTGGTTCGTGCCGGGGTTGGGGCTACATGTAAAACATTGGAGTATTTAATAAATGCAGAATTAGCAGTTAGGCATTTGTATGAAGATATTTTAGACGCAAGAGAAAGAAGCAGGGGCGACCTAATCAGGTCACACACAAATAATCTCATAGAGTTGACAGATTTTATTTCCTACGAAGAGACAATCGATTTTATAAAAAAGAAGAAATAATTTATTTTTTTCTTGAATACTTGCTCACAAGCTGTTATAGTTATTTAGGAGGTAGTGATGAGTGTTGGAGATAAAGTAATTATTATAAACAATGAAGAGAACGCTGGATACAAAGAGTTTTTCGGCAAGATTGGCGTGATCACTGATGAGCAGCGGCTCAAGGGCAGGCAAAGGAGTTACTTTCGTGTTTCCTTTGATCGAGGTCTTACGTTTTCATCTTCCTATATAGATGTGGGCGATTGGCGCTTGAAGTTGGCAAATGAAAATAGGCGATTTAGTTAGGCCAAAGCGCTCTTCTTTGACGGTTGATGAGATTGGTGAAGATTTGCTTGGCATAATTTCAAATTACAATGATTGTTTGGCATGCCCCTACGAGGTGGCATGGTTAAACAGGCGCAAAGGTAGGTTTTTTTATTTTTGGGAAATTAAGGATGATTTGATGCTAATTAGTAGTAATGAAGGTGGGGGACTTGATACGTACTAAACATAGCATCGACATCGGTGACTCCACAGGCAATACAGTCGGCTACATCCGGTCTGGGGAAATTGGGATATTATTTGAAAAAAGGAATCCCAACAAGGCAAACGAGTGGCATGTTAGGTTTAACTCTGGTGATGTTTGGTGGCTTACCGAGGACGGGTTAGAAATTTTATCAAAAAGTGCTTGACAAATTCAACGCTATCTATTATTATGAGGTTATAGCAATTGGCATTAAGCCGAAGAAAGAGAGGAAAAATGCAATAGCTAGGGTATAACAGATAAAGAGATAAAATATATATGGATAATAAACCTTCAATGATTCTCCTGAAGGAGGTTGAGAGCCAATCAAAAGGAATCTGGTAATGTGGCGCGATGAGAACAGCGGCTATCTCTTTATTTTATTTATTGTATAAAAATATATGAAAGTAGGAAGTTTAGTAAGGCACATTTATTGGGGCGACAGGGCCTCCGGGCACGGCATTGTTGTAGAGAAAAAACAGAACACGGGAGAAAAGATCTACTATAGAATCAAGTGGGTGGGCGGGAATCAATCTGAATTTGACCAGTGGTTCCCCGAGAAAGAATTAGAGGTGGTCAGTGATGCAAATAGGTGATCTGGTGAGGGCTGTAAACTTGAGCTTGTTTGGCTGGAACTCAAGCGGTATTGTGATTGCCATATGTGGTCCAAAGTGGGTAAAGGTAGCGTGGTCTGATGGGATTATTTACGAAGAGCACGTTGAGGATTTGGAAAGGATTAGCACTGCCCCCACTTAATTTTTTTTTTTTTTTCCTGCGCGCGAGGGCAAATTATGAAAGTTGGAGATCTAGTAAAGTTTGGACAGAACGATGCAATGGGCATTATTGTTGATATAAGCCCTAATTCTTATTTTGGCAATTCGGACTTGTATCATGTCAGATGGTTCGATGGTGTTATGAACTCTCGATTCGACGTTGAACTGGAAGTTATCAGTGAAGGTCGGTGATCTAGTGGCAATAAAATCCAACATGGGAGATGACATGGGAAAAGTATATTGCACAGGAATATACTTAGGCACCAGCAACACTTGGAAAGATTGGCATCTTGTGTGCGATATGAAAGGCCGACAAATGAAGTGGGATGAGCCTTTTTGGATACTGGAGGTAATCAGTGAGAGCCAAACCTAAAGTTGGCGATCTTGTAGAGCATTTTCATGGCGCGCGCGGCATCGTTAAAGCCACTCGCGGAATTGACGTGGAAATTCATTGGATGGGGAGGCGCGCCCTAGTGGGCGACTCTTCATGGCACCGGCGCACTAGTGTCAAAGTGATATCAAGGGCTTAGAAAAAACATGAAAAAAAACATGAAAAAGCTTGACATTTTCTTCAACGTGTGAGATAATTATAATGAACGATGGATGGAGAAAACATGAATCCTACGATGCTCGAAAGATTGACTGCTGCTCTTGAAAAGAAACAGCTTCTAACCGATTGGGAACATGGCTTTATTGAGAGTTTGCAAGAGCAATTCAATAAACGTGGAAGGCTCTCTGCGCGTCAGGTTGAGATCCTTGATCGCATTGAGAGAGAAAAGCTTTCTGAGAGCGCAGTCGCAAAAGCGAAACGCTGGTTCAAAGAGTACAGCGATGAACATCGCCGCACTGCGCGCATATGCGCCGAATATTATAGGCACACTGGATACTTTCAGACGCTTGTTCACCTCATCCTGAATACAGAAAACCATATCCCCACTGAGAAGCAGTACAAAAAGATGTGCGAAAACAAGTACGCCAAAAAAGTGCTGGCCGAACATGATGTTGCGCCAAAGTACCCTGTTGGTTCGCTGGTTGAAGTACGCGCCACTGCTGATTGGTCCCACCGACGCTCCGCAAATGGTATGCCTTGTGTTGTCATTTCATCGGGAGGCACAGTTAAGAGCGCAGCTAAGGGCGCGAAACCATACAAGATTTTGCCCTTTGGCTCCGCGAAGCCCATTGATTGCGAAGAGCGACACATAAAAAAGTGCAAGAATCCAAAAAAAGCTAAAAAAGTTGTTGACAACGATATACCATTCTGATATAATAGTGGCAGGACTTAAGAAACAAAGGAGAAAAACTTGAGTTGGAACAACACAGTTAGGTGTTCTCATTGTTGGCAAAACGGCCACAACAAGGCCGGATGCACAGAATTACGAGAAAAGATGCAAAAACGCATGGATGCTGATCCGGACGACTGGCGCGCCCAAGAATACTTTAGAAAGAAACAGCGAAGCAGAAGCCGCACGTGTTCTTATTGCAATCATTCCGGGCACAACCGAAAGACATGCAAAGAGTTGCAACATGCAAAGAACGTAACGCGAGAAAAAGCCGCTGAATGGCGAGTCATGGCATTGGAGCATCTTAGTCGCATCGGCGTTGGTGTTGGGGCGCTCGTAACCTACCAAACTTGGGAAAATGCGCCAAGACCAGCGATGGTTACAGGGATCGACTGGAATAGTCTAGATCACAGGTATATCCACAGCGGTTGGCACGAAACAAACTCTTTTAGGATCGGCAACTTGGACAACTCCAATGTTCGGGCGGCTGATTACACCGTGGCTTTGCCAAAAGATGAGACAAACAAGGTGACAGCCGAAAACTACGATCCTTATCGGCCTGTTGTCATCGTCGGACCTCTTTCAGCGGAGTCGGTGAAAAGCCAAGTTCCAGCGAATTGGCTGACGGGCGAAAGCGCGCTCACTAACATTTTTGACAAGGATACCAGACCACACACTGTTAGTGATTGGGTAGAATTCCAGAATTTTTATCAAGAAAAGTAAAAAAAACCTTGACAGATTGAAGAATCTGTGAGATAATTACTATAGAAACAATGAGAAAAGCCGGGAGGCACACACAACATGGCAATTGACTTCAAAACTTTTATCGAAATTGTTCCACACGTAACCACGATTCGCAAGCCTGTTTTGCTTCGTGGTCGCCATGGCATCGGCAAATCTCAGGTTGTTTATCAGTACGCTGAAAACGCTGATATGCCAGTGGTAGAGCGACGTGCAAGTCAAATGACTGAAGGCGATCTGCTCGGCCTCCCCTCTACTGATGGTCAGATCACGTCTTGGAATCCTCCCGATTGGTACAAGGCTGCATGTGATCAGGGCGTTGTGCTCTTTCTCGATGAGGTTGACCGTGCGACCACTGAGGTCCGTCAAGGTATCTTTGAGTTGACCGATAGCCGCAAGCTGAATGGTCATCACTTGCACCCTGATACTTTCATCTTTGCTGCTGTCAATGGCGGCGACCATGGCGATCAGTATCAGGTTGGCGAAATGGACCCGGCAGAACTTGATCGTTGGACCGTGTTTGACATTGAACCAACCATTGAGGATTGGCTGACTTGGGCAAAAGACAAGGTTGACACGGTTGTTTGGGACTTTATTAACAACAATCACAGTCACTTAGAGCACACGAGCGAATTCGAGCCTAACAAGGTATATCCTTCGCGCCGTTCGTGGGAACGCTTGGATTCATGTCTGGTTAGTGCGGATCTTTTGAAAGAGGCTAGCCCAACACTGTTCAACCTTGCCACTGGGTTCGTTGGTTTCGAGGCGGCTGTCTCTTTCAACGATTACGTTGCAAATTACGACCGTCAGGTCACAATTGAAGATGTTTTGGATGCTGGTGCTCTTGACAAAGTGAAAGATTGGGACATCAACCAGCACAACGCTTTGATTGAGAAGATGGAGGCAAAAGACGTCTTCAAAGAGGATCTGAATAAAACTCGGGTCCAGAACCTCGCGAATTATTTCGTGATTCTACCTTCTGAGGTCGCCATGAAGCTATGGACCGTTCTCGGTCAGGGCAAGATGGAGAACACGGTTGCTCTCCATCAGGCCAAAGCTAGCGATGGCAAGTCCGTCAGTGCTCACATGGTTGAAATTCTAACTGGTACTGAGCAGGGCTAGTAAAAGCGCCCTGATGTTGAAAAAAAACAACATCAGGGCATTTTCTTCTTGACATTTTACTCAGCCTGTGAGATAATTATATCATGGTAAACGAAACAAAGAAAGAATTCAACCTCAACATGCACACGGCGCGCCTTCTTTTTGATGAGCCGTTCTTTGCAGCGTTGAGTCGTCGCATCAACAAGATTGCGACCACTTCAATTCCCACAGCCGGTGTTCGTGTGAACCCAGACACAGCGCAGTTTGAGATGGTTTACAACCCTGAGTTCTTTGAGGGACTTGAAGATAATCACCGCACTGGAGTACTGAAACACGAGTTCTATCATCTTGTTTTTGAGCACGTTACAAGTCGTAAGCCGGATGGTGTTGACCACAGGACTTGGAATTACGCTACGGATCTTGCAATCAATTCGCATCTTTCTAGCGAACTTCCTGAGACTGCTTTGATTCCCGGCGCAGGTCCGTTTGAAAGTTATCCGTCAGGACTTAGCGCAGAAGCCTATTTACTTAAGCTGCAAGAGGATGAACAGTTTCAAGAGGGGAAAGGTAAAGGGGATGCTGGAAATGAGAATACAGAATCTGGCGCGAGTGACGATAGTGCCGGTGGTGAGCAATTTGATTCTCACGAGGGCTGGGGTGAATCAAATTCTACAACTAGCGAGATCGCTAAGGAAAGACTCAAAGATTACATAAAAAAGGCAGCCGAAGAAGCGCAGCAAGGTAGCGGTTGGGGTTCTGTACCTGCGGCATGCCGACGCGATATTATGGCGCGCCTTGCCACTTTTGTTGATTGGCGCTCTGTGCTACGTTATTTCGTAAAGACCTCACAGCGCGCAGCCAAACGCTCTACAGTGCGTAAGATTAATAAGCGTTTTCCTTATGTCCATCCGGGCAAGAAAGTGAAACGTCAGGCTCGCATTGCAATTAGCATTGATCAGTCTGGATCGGTTTCGGATGGCATGCTTGAAGCCTTCTTTAGCGAGTTGAACAAGCTGGCGAAACATGCTACCTTTACCGTTGTTCCGTTTGATACTCGCGTTGAAGAGGCTTTGGTCTATGAGTGGAAAAAGGGCGAGAACCATAAAACTGAGCGAGTTATGTGCGGAGGCACGGATTTTGATGCTCCAACGGCATATGTCAATAAGAACAACTTTGATGGTCACATCGTTTTGACTGATATGATGGCACCGAAACCAAAGGCTAGTAATTGCCAGCGTATGTGGATGACTACAAGGGCTTGTGCGGCGCATCCATACTTTAAGACAAATGAACGTGTTATCGCAGTTGACATAAAAGAGTAAAAAAGTGAAGTTTTTACTTGACAAAACTGGTTTATTTTGAGATAATATAAGAGTGGTAGAAGCAATCGCAATATTTTACTTGGTATTTACAATAGCTTTTATAGCTTGCGATGGCTTAAACCTTATGTTTAAAAACCCGAAGAGTGGGAGAAAATAATGCAAGTTAATGATATTCTTATGAAAAAGTGGTGTTTCGGAATGGGACGCAGCAAGGTTCGCGAAGAGGCAACAATGGGCGCAAACGGGGAACTTCAAACGTTCCGCACCTATCCCAAGTATCGCACTATTGTTTTCAAGGTTGAGAAAGCAACAAAGAAGGGCAACCAATGGCATGTTGAGGGAAAACAATATTCTTCTTTGAATGGCAAGCCCAAGACAACTAAGTTGGTGCTCGATGAAAAGAAAGTGGGCAAGTATAAGTTGTTCAGCGTACCGGGACAGAAGCGCCCATTCTTGCAGATTGAGAACCCCGGCACTCTAACAGAAGAGGGTTTGCCGCCGGTTGGTAGTCTGATTACTATCAACAAAAAGCATGCCATTGTAACTGCTGTAGGTCGAAATGAGTTGACAGTATTTACAAACAACAAAATGCAAACTATCACATGCAAACCGGGCACAATCAAGTGGCACTCGGACAAAATTCTAACCAGCGTTGTTGGTTGAGGGAGGAAAAGTGTTTGAATTACTGGTACTTGCAGCATTATCATATATTTGCTGGAAACTTAACAATTAACTAAAAACTTCTTGACAAAACGTTCTCTGTGTGAGATAATACATATAGAAACTTAGAGAAAGGGCAAATAACATGCAAGCTGGCGATTTAGTGGGACATAGATTTGAAAATGGTTTAGGCGTGATATTGAAAACACCAGAACAAACGAACAACGGTGATTATTTGGTACATTTTACAAACGACCGCAAGCCAAGATGGTATAGAGAGAAATACTTGGAGCTAATCAATGTCGCATCCTGAAAACAATGAAAAGAACAGGTTCGAACTAGCCACAAACGTTGTTGACACTTGGTCACTGGAGGATTTACGCGAATATGTGATACGCGAGCTTGAATCCGACTACCGTGCTGACCAATCATATTTTGAAGAAGAGTTCGACAACTTCGAAGACTCTTTCGAGTGGTCCGAAGAACTTCAGGCAACTATTGAAAAGCCGATTGACACTTCTCACATTGGAGCATAAACAATGGGATACCGATCAGAAGTAGCACTCGCAGTTAGCAAAGACATTATGCCATATTTTCTTGGCGTATTGGCAAAAGAACCAGCGGCGCGCCCCATGATATTCAAAGGCTGCGACCATCTTGATCAAGATTATAACGGAGAGGGCACATTGCTCGTTGTCTGGCATGAAATAAAATGGTATGACACTTATCCAGAGATCAAGGCAATTCAGGACTTTATTGAAGGTTGTGAATTGGATGATGCCGAACACATGGGACTCAAAGACATTGAATATCCAAGCGAGCATGTACGATTCGTGCGCCTCGGTGAGGACTTTGATGACTGTGAGACGAAGGGCACATTGCACGATTGGGATATTGGCATGAGCAGGGCACTGAGCTATTGAAAGTCGGTGATTTAGTTAAAGTTACAGCATCAGGTTTGCGCCCACAAATTGATGGTATTGCATTGATCACAAGAGTGGAAGAACGGAAAGATTCATCAGGTGCTATAGTTCAATATTGGGCACAAATGGCGGAATCAGGCCACTTGTACTGGTTTCGAGAAGGGCAGATAGAGGTTATAAGTGAAAGTCTGTAAAGTAATTATAGTTTTGATAATGGTTGTTGTTTCTGGGTGTGTTTTTCATGTAGAAGAAGAGCCTATTCCTTGTGGGTATGATGAACAACCTTATTATGAGGTGCCTTTATACTGCGATGTGAACCCGTGGACATATAAAGGCGAGTGCTGCACTTGGATAGTACAAGACTACTACAGCGAGTGCATTGAATCATGGTGCTATAATGAATACGTGTGCGGCTGGATGGTTAACCAGCGCTCCTGTTATCCCATATAAAACAAAAGAAACTTCTTGACAAAACATCGTTTGTGTGAGATAATATAAGCATGAAAGTTAAAAGACTAGTTGAAGTTCTCACAACGATGGACGTGCCAGCCTCTCGAAAAGAACTTACGCCATCAAACGTACGATGGCTACTTCGAAACCTGCGAGTACGCAACGGGCAACATCCCGATATTAATGAAACAATTTCAGATCTTAAGGAGATTGCACGTGCAAGTCGGTGATTTAGTTGAGCTTTCGGCTTGTGGTAAGAAACTTAAAAGTTTCAAGGGGTTACATGGGCATCATGGAATTGTGATCAAGCCTTCTTCAAGGTACGGCCTCTATCAAATACATTGGTTTGGAAAGCCTGTTAATTTTATGAAACGAAAAGATATAAAACACGTAAAAAACACTTGACAAACCCGCCAATCTATGAGATAATATTAACATGATACGAGAACTTCAAATTGGAGATTTAATTCAGACCAGAATGGGCTGGGTGGGAATTATTGTCGCACAAGACATACAAACCCAAACCGGTCAGCATTGGTGGAGAATTTACAACGCTGCCCAACAACGATTCAGAATTGTTGGAGAGTGGGAGTTAGAGCGCATAAAATGAAAGTCGGTGATATAGTAAAACATACTCGCGGCCTGTTAGGGATTATTGTTGAAGTTCCGGCAGAAGATGACTACTGGGGCAAAACTGCTGTAATTCAATGGACCGATGGACCGATGTACAGAGCAGAGCACACAGAAGAAGAATTTGAAGTTCTGGAGGTAATCAGTGCAAGTCGGTGATTTGGTTAAAGAAAGAAGCAAAATGAATCGCATCTGTTCGTTGGGAGTGATACTAAAAATACAAGAATGCCGCGCCGCCAAATGTGAATGTAAGGCAGAAGAATATTTAGTTCATTTCTTTGATGATGATGACAAGTGCTGGATGAGCAGTGGGTTTTTAGAGGTTGTCGGTTGAGCAGTAGAATGCCCAAAGTTGGTGATTTGTTGATTCAGAAGGTTGACGGACAAAACCATGTTGGTTTTATTTATAGCCTCTCTTTTCCTAAAGCAAGGGTTTTTGTGCGATGGGCGGGAAAAGCACCAAATTGTTATAACAGTGAATACGGCTATTCACCAACCAATATCCACAATCAACCCCACGTATTTAGTTTGGTGAAAACATGAAAGTTGGCGATATGATTAGAGAAAAAGAGTATCCCGACGATTCGTGCGGAGTGATTGTGCATGTTGGAGACTTGCGAACAAAAAAACCATACAAAGTCTGGTGTCCCTTTTGGCAGGGCATTATGGACTTTGATAAGAATTACGTTCAAGAGGTGTGCGAGGTCGTTAGCAGTGCAAGTAGGTGATTTAGTTAGACAAAAACACACCCCGCAAGGCGTTTGGTTAGTTACCAAGATAGATACTATTGATGGCTGGTTTAAGGCTCAAAGCTGTGGATATCATAGCGCATGGTTGAGAACAAACGAATACGAGGTCTTGAGTCGTGGCAATAGATAAGAGCAAACTAAAGGAGCCAATTAGCACAGAAGAGAATCGCGAGCTATTTGCAGAGCTTCTTGTTAATGATATGTCAACGAAAGAAATTCGAGAGAGAGTAAAAGAGGACATAATGAAGTCTTTCAGAAACTCAAGGACAACATTTCTCAGGGAGTATTGGAAGTATTACGAAGAGACTTATGGGCACTGTCCGTTCAGGCTCAATAGTGACTAAAAAGTAGCTCGCGAAATTTTTTCACTTTAATACTTGACAAACACGTCACCATATGAGATAATGTATATAGAAACAGTGGCAAAAGGAGCCAAAATGTTAGATATAGAACGAGCAAAGATTCAATCCTTTCTCGACAACGCAGAAACGCCCGAAGAAACTGAGCTTGCAGAAGCTTTGCTTGAGGGTTATGATAGTGGTGAACTTGAGGTTCTGACAGATACAGCAACGGGCGAATTGCTCTTTGCTTTGAAGAGGGTAAACTAATGACTGATATTAGTCAAATTATTTTAGATGTACTGGATTCACATCCAGACTTAGCCGGGAACCATGCCAACGCTGAAGTAGCAGAGCTATGTGAACAAAAACTACTAAACGCTTCGCTGCATCAGTTGGCAAGCGTTATTGGTGGTACTGTAGAAGTAGATAATGACGGTCAAGCTGTTATCTACACAAATATGCGCCTTGGAGGGCTATAATTTATGACGAGAGCAGAAGAACTAAAAATCCTTAAAGACTTCATTGACAAGAATGGAGTAACTCAGCTTCCCCCAGATGAAAGGGGGCCAGAAGCATTCATTAGCGCATGGGCAAAGCCTAAAGCTAAGAGAGGGAGAAAGAAGAAAGTTGCAAAGTGAAGTAAAAGAAATACTGATTGACTTGGTTAATTATTATAATACAATGGGCACACAATCTGATCCGGGCATTGAAGCCTTTCAATCAGTTGCACAACGCGCATCAAAAGCATTAGAACGCGATGCTGCTAACAAACGTTTAGGTTCAGCAGATGTTGATCCATATTCGTTTGATGTAGTTGGTACGCTCAAAGAAGTAGCTACCGTTAAACACGAATCAGAACTTTAATTTTTTTATTTTTTTGGTTTTAGATAGAGGTAGCAAAGGTTATAAGTAGATAAAGGCGTTGATTGATTAGGTGGAAGTGGAAATAGGTGGTTAGAGTAGTACTATAAAGCCTATATACGCGAACACCGCTTGTCAAGCCTTTATTTATTTTTTTTTTATTTTTATTTGCTTGACAAGCGTACCGTCGCATGGTATGATGGTATTAACAAGTAGGAGGATTGTTTATGACGCTAGGAATTATTGGTTATATAGCGGCTGTGGCTGCATCGGCAACGATGTTCGCATGGTCGAACCCTAAAAAGTTTTAAAACAGGCTATTTTTAAAGCCTAATGATATCGCGGAGTTAGTTTAACTTTCGCTTAGTGGAGATAGAATTGAAATTATTTTCTACATTGCCTCTCGACAATTTAATATTGCTTTCAATATTGCCCTTTGGTACGGGCTATTTATTGGACGAGGAAGACAAGCCAGACGAGAATTCTCTCATGTTTGCCATGGCATTAATAGCGGCTGACAGTCGCGCAACCATTCCAACCATAACCTACAGCAATTAATATCGAGGGCAGCAATGTATAATTCAGACGAGTCAGTGATCACGGGTATGGATATCCATCCAATCGTCAAGAAAATGACAGTCAAGAAGGTTAAAAAAAGATTGAAAAAGCGAAAGAAAAAGCTTGACAAACGGCGCAAAATTTGAGATAATGTATATAGAAACTTAGAGAAGGATAACATTCTATGGCTAGCGACTTGTACAACGTCATGACCCACGATCAGGCAGTTGATTATTTCAACGCTGAGATCCTGCCAACAATCAAAGAGCATTACGAGCAAGATGGCGTTCCAGATCTTCCCGCGCGCCGTGAAGAGTGGAACAATTGGACTGATTCGCTCTGCAAAGATGAGCAGATCAGCGACTGGCAATACGACAATTGGACACAACCCGAAACCTGCGAGGGCTAAAAATAATATGCTTACAATAGCAATTCTTTCAGCAGTAGTAACCACAACAAGTATTTTTATTTAATTTTTTTCTTGACAAACCTTATGTCATTTGCTATAATGTATATAGAACAATGAAGAAAGGTTAAGAGTATACCTATGACACGTAAAGACTTCCAACTGATTGCCGACGTACTCAAAGCTAGTAGCACGTCCCCTATGAATCGCTGCGTAATACGAGAGCTAGCGGTGAGCTTCGCTAGCGAGCTAACCAAGACCAACCCCCGCTTTAATAAAGAGCGTTTCGTTAAAGCCTGTTTAGAAAAAAGCTAAACAATAACAAACAGTTAAAGGTACCCCCCCTCCCCCCTATACCGGAATTATAATCCCTTATAGAGAGGGGAGAAGTGGGGACTAAGTACAGCCGCGTGATCACAAAAAAAAATTAAGCCAGAATTCGAAACAACGTTACCTCCGAACTATTTATATAAAAGGAGACAATAACATGAAAAACGTACTACATCGATTACTTAACTGGCTAAACCCGATGCATTGCTGTTGCAAGTGTGGCTGTTGCTAATAAAAAAAAATATGGAACTAGCTAGATTAAAAAAAATAATCATAGAAGAACTACGTAAATTTCTAGAATAATGATGAAAAGCTAAATTTTAGTACTATTTAATATATCAGGAGTGTTAACAGCATGAAAATCACTAAATCAATATTACAAAGAATCATACAAGAAGAATTGAGCTTAACCTTGAAAGAAGCGTTTTGGCCGTTCGGCGTACGCCTAGGCGATATCGTA